ATCATCTGTTGCGGATGAGCAGCTTGTTGTTCAGCTGATAATAACTGATCTTTAATTGATGGTTGTTGCCCTTGTTGCCCAGCCATAGCTGTGCGTAATTCTTGACGACCTTGTGCAGCTAACATAGCCGCAAATTGAGGAACCTGAATAGGTGAACCATGCACATCTAAAGTAACTGGCTTTCCTGCTAACACGTCAGCAAGAGTTTGGTCAGGGACATTCTTTAACATGTCCATCATAGCAGTCATATTAGATAAATCTTGTCCTTTTTGTTGCGGTGCTCCAAAAGCAGCGCCTAGTCCAGCTTGTTGTGTATTTATCATAGATTAGCCCCCAAATGCTTTATATGCGCCGGCTGCGCCTAACCCAAGACCCATTAACTGTTGTGAAGTTGTTGGGTTTGCTTGATATGTTTGTGTTGTAGCTGACTGTAACGGCAAGCCGTGTAATAGGTTTGATAAGAAACCCAACTGCATATATGGATACTGTTGTGCTGTAGCATAGTTTTGAACAGCCTGATTGATAATATTCTGCTGTTGGTTCTGTTGCTGTGCACCCATTTGACTCTGCTGATTAATAATATTTTGTTGAGCGCCTAACTGTTGCCCGCCTATGTTTGCAAGATTACTTGCTGCTTGTCCAGCTTGTCCGTACCCAGCTTGCTGTGCACCCACACCTTGTAGCCCTGTTTGAGCGCCTTGTATACCTAACTGACCTGCTTGACCAGCACCTTGTAAACCCATGCCGTAACCTTGCATAGCTTGTGAACCAGCTTGACCTGCGCCTTGTAAGCCCATACCATAACCTTGTAAAGCTTGAGCGTTTCCTGCCAAAGCTGCTTGATTTGCTGCCTGCATTTGTTGTTGAGCATTTTGAAACGCAGTATTGTATCCTTGACCAATAATTTGATTCTTAGCAAGACCGGCATTACGCTGATTTTCAGCAGCCATTAATGCTTCACGGGAACCACCAAAAGCACCTGATTGAGTAGCTGCGCTTTGTTCCCCTTGCCCAGTAATATCATACTGTCTTTGAACTTCGGCAAGTTGTGGATTTAAACTAGCTTGTAAATATGGGTTCATGTATCCTTGAACAGCATTAGGGTCTTGTGACATTTGTCCTAAACTTTGCCCAATATTTGCACCTTGTTGACCAGCCATCGCACCTAAACCACCATATGCATTTGATAACCCAGCAGCCTGTTGACCAGCCATTGCGCCAGCGCCGCCATACACATTAGATAAACTAGCATTTTGTTGCCCCGCTCTTGCACCCATGCCCCCATACATACCAGCTTGACCAGTAGTACCAAGAGCGCCTAAACCAGAAGTTGTAGCTAAATCGGTTGCAGTCCCATATTGACCGGGTGTTTGAAGGTTAGCTGCACCAGTAAATGCTTGTTGTTGCATAGGGGAAAACCCTGCAACGTAATCGGATGGGTTATTACTATAAGGTTGATACGCTTGAGTAGTTGTATATGTAGTATTACCGCTAGCGTCTGTTGTCGGCTGAAATACTTGCTGCTGCGCAGCACTCATCATGTTCTCTACATATGGCTGAGCATACGTTGGTAAATTGGTTTGCTGTACCGTACTGGTAGTATTTGTTGGTGCTGGTGCACTTCCTCCGCCGCCGCTCATAATTTAATCTCCATTAATGTAGCCTTCTTTTCAAGCTTAACCTTTTCATACAGCCTAATAGCTGCGTCTCTCGTAAATACCTGCACTCTTGTTGCACCCATTCTGCGTAAAATTGTTAACACTTGCTCAAAAACATTATTGTTTACAACATTTCTACCGCCTAAAGTAGTTATAGTAGCTGTTCTATGATTTGCGCCGTTAGAAAAAGCTACTGTAGCTGCTCCATGAATCTGTTGTAAATCATCTACTGCCACCAACAAAAGCCAAGAACCTGTAGTCAAAAAAACTTTAACTTGGTCAGTCGTATAATCATCCGTATGTTCTAAAGCACGATCAATAAACGAAGCAACCGCTGACCAAATTTGTGTAATATATTCTACATTTACAGGTTGAACTTTGATCATGTTGGCAAATACTTTTCTGCTTTAATTTGTTTACCTTGTTTCGGATTTCCTGTTCTCGCCTTACGTACTTTGTCCATCATAGCGTATAGACGCTTAGCGCCAGCATCAGTAGACCCATTACCCAAATGGCTAACAACATCAGCAGGAACTACAAATTCACCTTCAGCTAATCTAGCTGGTTGATGTTTACCAATTTTAGCAGGTATATTGTCACTCATGCCATCGCCCGGACCTTTTAACAATCTGCCGCCATCTGAGTAAGAACCTAAATTATATGTCTCACCCCCATGCGCTAAATTAAGATTACCTAAGCCAGCAACAGATGGTCCTTGAGCTACTCCTACAGGAGTTTGTGCTTGATACATTGCGTTATTTAATTGTGCTTTTGAAGCATCCCATGGAGACATAGCTGCTAAACTTGCTGCGTTTGTGTATGAAGGTTTTTTAGATTTAGCGCTTCCGCCACTAGCCATAGCCTGAGTCATATCGCCTGTCATTGGGTTTGTGGCTGGTTCAAATTCTCTTACTGCCATAGCGCTTGCAGGCAACTGAGTCGGATCCATAAAGTTAGTATGTTCTTGTTGACTCATTGGATACATTTGACCGGGCTGACCACCCATAGCCATACCGCCACCAGCTAAAGCAACAATACCGCCAGTAGCAGCAGTATAAGGATTTTGAACATAGTTTCTATATTGTGCTTGATACGCAGGTGATGGCTGCGCTGGTTGATATGGATGGTAGTTAGGGTCTAACCTAGTTGCGTTAAAACCTGTGTCGGGTGTTTGACCGGGGATAGCACCTACTGAATTGGGTGGTTGCGCTAACAACGCTGGTACTGCTACGCCAGCTAAAGATTTCCAATTAGCTTTAGCAAAATCAGTTGCTGCGCTAGGAGATGCTGTTACATTTGAAAACCCTTGAGCCATATTAGCAGCATTACTTGGGATAGCTGCTTGTTGTCCTACTCCTTCAGCAGTTGATGCGGCACTTCTAACACTTTGTAACCCAGCATCTCCCATACCTGCATTTTGTTCTGCTAATAGTGCGGCTTGAGATCCCGGCGCTGCTGAAGCACCTTCTACACCCAATTGAGCAGCTGTATTTGCTGCTGCTCCCGATGCTGCCCCTGATGCAGCTAAACTTTCTGCTAAATTACCGCCACTATAAATACTTAAACCAGTCATCAAGCCTTTACCTACATCACCAGTTTTAGAATAGTCATACAAACCACCAGCGCCAGCTACAAAAGGTAAAAGTGCAGGAGCAAAAATAGCAGTGCCAATACCAAGAGCCGCAGGTAAAAAAGCATCTAAAACACCAGCTTCAGGAAGTCCCGTTTGTGGATTTAAAGTAAGACTTTTACCGTGCGCTTGAGCTAGATTTTGTAAACCCGCCAGCTCTTTATTTGACATATGTACGAGTTTACTATCCGGTCCACGTCCGTGATCCTCAAGATGTTTAGCTACATGTTGTAAACTCATAAATAGACCTCTTTCAATTTACTATATAATAACATTTAAACTGCCGTTCCGGAAGCATTTTTCCACGCACTCCCGCTCCACCAAATAGGTATACCTAGCGTCGTATCATAAAAAAATTGACCAATTTGTAATTTAACTGTTGGTCTTTGTGAGGTTGTTCCACTTGGAGGAACCGTTAGCCCACTTGAAAAATTATCAAGCTGATTAAAATAAAGACGCAAAACATTCAGAATTTGATCTTGATACTGCTGTGTATAGTCTACCGGTGCAACAGGTAAGTTTGGTGCTTTTGGTGGCAGTAGCGTTAGGGTTTTTAATGGAGTTGTCATCTACGCCCATCCGGTCTGATATCTATTCTTGGGCTACCTAATTGCCAAGCAACTCCAACTGTATTTGACTCAATTCTAAATGCCATTTGACGACCACGCAAACGTGTATAAACCTGTCCTGTAAACTGCTGTACGTTATAAACACTTGATTTAGCATAGTTATTTCCACTAACAACTTGTGGATTATCTGCTTGCCCGTAAGGTGTTCCTGAGTTTTGTCTTGGTTTAACCGTCATCGTACAGGAAGGAGCATTGACAGTAGATCCATTAAAGTTAACGTCCGGCAATATTCTCCACACAAAACCAAAATTATGTCCATCACCAATATCAAAATCAGAGGACTGCACATAAGCATCAATAGGCAAGGTAACTGAGGTAGCATTATCGTCAACTCCAAATTCATGGTTTAACAAACGCCCGTTGTAATCGGCGGCAATCGGATACTGCTCAATACCATTTTGAATCCACGCGGTGCGACCCATCGTACCGTAATACCATACTTGATCTAAGTAATTATATATGACATAACTGTCTATTTTTGTAGAATTTTGTGAGCAGTAGAACCACCAAACTTCATTATATCCTTCATTAGCGCCAGCAAACACTTGGAAAGACTGGTCTGGATTTAAATTATCAAACACATATTGACGTACTGCACAAGGTAGGGTTTGTACTGTACCTGAATAAATATAGAACTTATTAGCGCCCATCCAGTAAGTCACGTTGTTTACTGTAATCATAGCGTTAGGTGACATGATGGAGATATTATCCATTAAAACTTGGAAGCCCCAAACATACGGCGCGCCTAAATACTGCATGGAGTATAAGGCTGAATCTGTCCAAATAAGAATCTCTTGACGGGTTGTTCTTGCCCCAATAATCTGCGAACCGTTTGATAAAGCAAATTCACCTGACTGATTAGTTACTGATGGCACCCATTGATATTGATTTGCTTGATCTGACCAACGCACAAGCAAAGGATTAAACCCACCACCTGAATATGAGTTAGATCCCATAGCAATTAAAAATTGTTGAATCGGCGCACTTAAAACCTGAAGTGTTTGTACAGGAACAGCAGCACTACTATAGCCATAGAAGTTTGCTAAATAAGATAATGATACCGCTCTAGTACCAACACCGTTTTGGTCTTGCCAATAATAAATAGGACCACCACGAGGTGCAAGCGCTAAATCTTGCCCATAGTTATCTGATGACCAAAGACGTAATTGAACTCCAACTCCAGAGGTATAACCTAAGCCCCAACCATGAGTTCCAAGACCTTCTAAAACAATAACCGCAGAACCACCACCAGATGTAGTAGAACTTGCAGTAAAAGAGCTTGGTAAGGTAATCTGATAAGTGTTAGTTGTTACACCTGATATAACATAGGTCGTATTAAGCATAGAAGCAGGTATGCCCGCAAAAGTTGTAGCCCCAGTAAACGCTACATAAGTTCCGTTAGACATACCATGCGCTGTTTGCGTAACTGTTACAACTGAACTTCCTGATGTTGCTGCAAATGGATTTGAACCTAAAGTTACATAAACAGGACTAGAAATACCGCCCCACGGACCCGCACCCCAACCAATACCTACCGTATAAACTTCATTACCTATAGGATATTCGTAGTTAACTACCGCCGCAGTTGGTCCAGCTGCACTTGGTGCTGTTGCTGCCGTGATCGTATATGTTGTAGAAGAAGGTACGGTTTTAACTACATACTCACCTGTAAAGACATACCCACCTACAGTATATGAACCACCAAAAACTATGTAATCGCCGACACTTGGATTGTAAGCACCATCTGTAATTGTTACTGTTGTTGTGCCATTTGTGGTTATAGTTACAGAAGAGCCCGTCACTATATATGGTGTTATGTCGTTGTAAGTACCGCCTTGATAAATATAATACTTAATATTAGTGCCGGCACCTAAAAAATTATCGCCTGTTAAATCTACCCAATTCCATAAGTTACGGCACACACCTAGATATTGATTAGGACTTACTTGCCCCCAACCACCGATCTTTTCAGGAAACCCAGAACGAAAACGAATTTTGTCACAGTCATACCAACCACCCTCGTTAGAGTAATCAGTACCTTCTCTATTAACACCCGGTCTAAACTGTAACTTTTGTAATGGCATGGTTTACCCTAATATAGTTAATGCTTTGCTGATATTTGTTTCACGTTCAGCTAGCCCAATTGTCCCACCATTAATACGTTTTGTCATAGTTACGTAATCTGCTTTATCGGCTAGTTCATTTAACTTTCTAGTATTCCAAAACCATCCAGCAGATAGACAAGCGTATTCAGGTGTAGCCAATAATTCAGGCTTTTCAATAATTTCAGGTTTATCAATAGCTGTTGCAAAAGAAGTATAGTTAGCACGACCAGTCAATTGAATCAAACCTCTTCCGAAAAAAGCGCCTCCGTCACCGTCTTTGGTATTGCCTAAATCAGAACGATGTCCATACATAGCTTCTGCAATAGCTTGCTTTCCTTTAGCAACACAGTCTTGGGCTTTAGTAAGGCTAAAACGATTAGGAAATATCTGCACTAAACGAACAGCAGAATAGTTAAGGTTCTCTTCTAAATGTGTAAAATTACCGCTTTCATGTTTGCATTGACCAATAAAACTAGCCATTCTTGCAGGTGTATTAATTTCAAATTTAGTAAAAGTATCGTTTAGAGGTTGCAACCATTTTTCATCAATACCTAATTTAACTAACTGTTCACTTGTTATCATCATCACTTCCTATTTTAATCCCAGTAATTAAACCAATAAACCCACCAACTACCGTTTTGAAAAGCTGGTCCAATAATTTCAAATACTTTTGCATCATCGACATTAGGGTCAATTACAGCAAAGCCAAACATAAGCAACATGGCAATAATAACGCAAACAAGCGACCATGAAGCAATTAACATTATGTGATCTTTAGTGTTCATTTACTTGCTACTCCTTGCACCTTTTCAAATGTTCTTAAACCACCCATACCTAGCATGCCCATCATAAGCTGCCATAAATTATCGTCAAGTCCGGGTAATGGCGGAGCAGTAATACCAAAAGTAGGTAGTATGCCTATGGCTAGCGGTTTTAATAAATATTGGTAGAACAGTGCCAACGCGCATACCCACCCGATTGCTGGTCTCCAGCCCGATACAAATATTGATGCACTTTTAGCTTCCTCTTTGTTAATGTCAGTTTGTGCGGTCATAGTAGCCAAATCGCCTGACTGTTGTAACTTTAACAACTCTAACTTAGCGTTTGCGGCTTGCGCTGGGTCTGGAAAGATTCTAGTAATTAAAGTATTACCTAAATCTAATGCCGCTGAAATTGGGTCTAAAGCCATATTAATCCTTTAACAATATAATTAACATCATACAAATCAAAGCAAACATTGTCCACCATTTAAACAATTCATCATCCACGCACAATGTCCTTTTTCGTTTTTACAATAACCTTGTGTTCTTTGTCAAACTTTGGTTTTGGTAATTTTATTTTCTCTAGTTCTTTAATCTCAAAATGCAAATAAATTACATAAGACCAAATAACTAGTTCAACTAAAAATACCGCAAACCAATACTTAACCCAGCTCATACAAGATTAAAGTAATACAATAAACAAGTAATTATAAAAGCAGCAAACCAACAATAAAACTGCACCCGTCTTACATCTTCTAGCTTATGTCCGTAATACTTCTTACTTTCTTGATGCTCTTTCTCAACTACTGCTTTTAATTCTAAAACTTTACTCCATTCTTTAGCGCCATACTTTGCCTTAAATTCTCGTTCGGCTTGATTTTCTGCTTCTATAATTGCACTTTGATTCTGGTATTCTTGGATTGCCCGATATATCATCGAGTTTTCCATTGCCTCTTCGTGTATCTTGTGCTTTTTTCTTGCTTCTAATTCTTGTAAAGCAACTTCGGTTCCATCACGCTGGATGTTTTCAATACTTTTAGTTAGTTTTTTCCCAGCCTCTCTACTTTGTTCAAGGCTATTAGCTAAAGAATTTGCACCTTCGGCAATAGGGTTTATGTCTGGCATTCACTATTTTTACCAATATCCAGTTACATAAACATACCCATCACCGCCATTTGCATAAGCTGGCGGATTTAAATTACTAATATTACCTCCACTATTATCATGCGAATAATGACCACCTATTCCAGCCGCACCATATCCACCGCCATCATAGCTTAAATTATTTCCTGTGCCACTTCCGGGTGAGCCCGGTGCAGTAGAACCACCACCTCCACCGCCATATGATCCACCGCCATTACCTCCATTTGATCCGGGAGTTCCACCGCCACCACCGCCACCACCTCCAGCAACTACGCCAAAAGCACTAGATTGACCGCCACCAGCTCCACCAAACCCATCAGCAAAAGGATTATCTTTATATCCATATCCATAATGTCCACCACCACCTCCACCGCCTACTTCAATAGTGTATGTATTGCCGGGTGTTAATCCTGAAATTGTTTGAGAAGCTATACCACCAGCAGCACCGTCAGCACCGTAACCACCCCAGTAATCACTATGCATACCACCGCCACCGCCTCCCCCTACAACATAAACATTTAATATTCCGTTAGAGGTTGAAGGCAAAGTAAATGTTGTTGAAGAAGTAAATGTCTGAGTATTTAAAGTATTCTTTTTTGCGTTATAAAAATTACTTAAGCTAATTGCTCCGCTAGAAGGTACGTTAGGTGCATAGTCATTAGAAGTAACGTATGAGCCACCTTTGTAATATTCATTTAACCCAATTGGATTACTACCACCAAACTCAGTTTGGATTTGAACTAAAGTAATGGTTCCTGAAGCTGGTAAAGTCATTATGGTGTTCCGTATGCAGTAATATTACCTGTAACAATAAAATTGCCTGATGAATCTAATGAAGCCACATTGGTTCCGTTATAGCTAAAATAAAGTTTTGTTCCTGTTGGGGTTATATTCCATCCGCCAGTATTTGCTATCTTTGTAGAAGAACCGCCTACCGATAAGTTTGCAACAGGAGTCGTAGATGTAACTGTAAATGGTGCTGTGCCTGTTGCTACTGTTGAAGTAAGTGTTGGGGCTGAAAAAGCCCCGTTTGTTAAAGTAGCGCCTGCTGCATTTATATTTAAAGTATTACTGGTATTTGTAATTGCAGTAAGTGAATAGTTTGAATATAAACCAATACCTGAAAGAGTAACAGTAGTAGACCCATACGGTGTATAGTTAGTTGTAACTGAAACACCTGCTGTTAAGGCTGATAATAGATTACTACCCGTATAACCTGTTACTGTTTGTTGTCCACTTGCTATAGTTGTAAATGTACCTGCCGCAGCTGTTGACCCACCAATAGTTGTGCCATTAATTGTCCCGCCTGTAATTGATACACTATTAGCGTTTTGGGCAGACATAGTTCCTAGCGCGCCTGTAGCTGTAGCCACGAATGCCGTTGTTGCAATTTTTGTAGAATTATCGCCTAATGTTGGCGTAACCGCTGTTGATGTTCCGTTTAATGACGCTGTTCCACTAACGCTTAGGTTTCCTACATCTGCTGTGTTTCCAGTAACATTTAAATTACCATTAACTAAAAAGTTACCAGCTGAACCTGTTTGTGCTGAATAAAATCCTGTTGATCCGTCACAATAGCATTGCGCTGTAATTCCGGAAGGAATAGTTAAACTTATTGAACCCCCCGTTGCCGCCATAATAATGTTGTAGGCAGTATTGTTTGTGATGACGTAAAACTTCTGTACTAAAGGCGCTGTAACTGTAACAGTACCGCCGGGAGTTCCACCAAACACAAGAACCATATTTCTAGGGTTATCCGATACGCCGTTTAATGGTACTAAAGTATATGATGTCCCTGATAAAGAGATGCTTGCAACACCCGTAATCGCTTGTTCGAGAAGATTTAAGTTCGTATTAGTTGTTGCGCCCCAAGTACCAGACTGATCGCCTGTGCCAATATAGGCTAAGTTAAGTGAGGTTGAATAGGTAGTTGCCATAATTTATCCTTGAAAATCATCTATCAGTGTCCAAGTACTTCCTTGTGTATCATTAATCTGCGTCCATCCTGAGTTTGTATCAGGCACTATTGGGTTAGGAACGTTACCTGTAAAACTTAAATATCCTGCAAACGGTACACCACCAAACGTACAAGTAGCAAATCCACCTATTTCAATAATTGTTTGATTTTTAAAGTTCCAATTAGCGTTCTCTGTATCGTTTATTAATGTCCATGCAGAATTTGTGTCTGGTACGATTGGGCTTGGTACAATGCCTGAGAAATTTAAATACCCCGCAAATGGTGCACCAGCAAATGTACTTGTTGCAAATCCGCCAATCTCATTAATATTCTGATACCTGAACCCCCAATTAGCCGTTTCACTATCGTCAATTCTAATCCATCCCCGTGGAAATTGCGAGTCTAAAATAGTAAATGCTTCAACAATACTATCAAGGAAATTAGACTGCTGGGTACTAGAATCGGCTACTGTTATTGCCTCAGCAATTATCTCTACAAACTGAGCGGTTATACTCTGTGAATTATTTAATGTAGTCGGCTCAACAATAGCCTCTACAAATCCAGCAATTATCGTATCAATCTCAGCGATTGTTGTTGCTTCAGTTAAGCTTTCTATAAAAGATGATGTCTGTGTACTAAAGTCAGCAATACCAAAGTTTTCATTTAAACTTTCTAAGAACTGAGCGGTGATTGTTGGTGTATCTAGTACCGTTGTGTTTTCGGCTATGCTTAGTGGGAACTGAGCTGTTATTGTTTCAGTTTCAGTTATTGTGGCGTTTTCAGTAATTGAATCTAATAGGTTTGCCTGTACTATATAAGATGGGTTTTCTAAGAATCCAACAGTATTAAAGCTACCTGCAAACGGACTTCCTGCCATCGCAAACGAAGCAATACTAGGTTGTTGAGGAACGCTATACGGTGTTTGACCCCATGCTTCTACAATCGTCGCACTAAACTGGGCGGATATAGACTCTAACTCTGCACTAGTAATTGGCTCAGTAACGGTGAACTGGAACTGGATACTTGCCGCTTCTGTATCTGCAAGAGTAATGTTTTCTGTCTGTGATTCTAAGAAAGATGAAGCCTGTGTACTAGAATCGGCTATGCCTGTGTTTTCTGTATCGCTTACGCTAAACTGAGCATTGATACTTGGCGTATCTGCTAGGTTTATGTTTTCTGTATCACTAACGGCAAATTGTGCCGTAATTGTTTCCGTATCAGCACTTGTAATGTTTTCGGTTTGTGATTCTAGAAATGCGGAAGCCTGCGTACTTGAGTCGGCAGACGTTAGGGTTTCTACTATGCCTTCAAAGAAGTTATCTTGTTCACTCTGTACATCAAATATCTGTGTTATTGTTTCAGTAACGCTTGCTACATATTGTGCGTTAAAGACCTGAGAATCGGCAACCCCAACATCTTCTGTTGTTGCTACTACAAATGCCACCCCAATCGCAGCAAATGATACCTTAGCAAATGGGGTTATCCCAAACATATTAGTTTGTTACTTCAGGTTTTGCCTCTAAAGATTTTTTGAGCATTTCCATAAAAGCATTCTTACCTACACTTAACTGATCAAGGTTAAATTGCGCAGAACTAATTTTACGGTCTAAGTCGATGCAATGGTTAAATAGCATCTGTTGCTCTTTTGCTAAATCTTCGTAGACATATTCTACATCGTCAATCGTGATTTGAGTTTTTTTCGTGTTTTCACTCATTTCATTCTCCTATAAATTGCCATCAAAAAGGGCTGATGGCTTACCCTAAAATTAAGCTGACCAAGGAAGTGGTTGTGAACTTGGTGATACTGGTGGATTAATCATGCTGTTAATTTGACCATCAATATTTGCATAATAATTTGCTTGATTATCAGTTGCAGCATTAATCCATCCCAAAACTTCAGCTTGAGTTAATTCATTGTAAGGTATGTAGTTTGGTTCGTTTTGCTCAGGTGTAAATTGAATGTTGCCACCAATTTCTGCTGTATGTGTGCCATCTGTACCACTAACGGAAAACAAAATATTTACAACATAACCTGTTGGGTTAGGTACTGTAAACATCTGATTGATTGTGGTTGTATAAGTTGTTGCCATTTAATTCTCCTATTAGAAGCCAGCTACGCCAGCAGATTTAAGTTTTGCTTGTAAATCGGTAACTTGTGCTGATAATTCTTTTACTGCGTTAATTAAGTGCCAAGTAATATTGCTTGCATCAACTGACATAACACCAGTAGATTCTGTTTTTACGCAATCAGGTAATACTTGTGCAAGTTCTTGTGCAATAACACCAATTTGTGTTCCTGTAATATTAATTGCATCTAATTTATTTAATTCTGTAATTTCTTCAGGTAAACGATATTCAAAGTTGCGTACTTGAATTTGTGTAATTTTATCTAACCCAACATTGTTATCTACAATATTTTTCTTTAATCTTTGGTCTGAAGTTACAGACCAAAGAGTTGAGTTATTACCTTGATAAACAGCACCGCCATTAGGACTAATAAATCCTGTGTTAGAACCTTTACCTGTTGTTCCTGAAGTTCCTGAAATTACTATTTCATTACTTACACTTCCACTAGATGCAGTTGTATTGATACCAATATATACATTGTTTGAACCAGTTGTAAGACTTGTTCCTGTGCCATATCCTAAACAAGTATTTGCAGGTCCAGTTGTAATCGGATAACCAGCTTGATAGCCTAAAGCTGTATTTGCAGAATTAACATCAGCAGTTCTATTAAGAGTATAAAGTGATTGATAACCTACTGCTGTGTTGTAAGATGCGGTGGTATTAGCTCCCAGTGCTTGATGTCCTACTGCTGTATTTGATGAACCTGTTGAGTTTGTATATAAAGCACTATTTCCTATTCCTACATTTGTACCACCTGTGGTATTGGAATATAAAGCACTTGCCCCAAAAGCAGATATTGTTCCTGTTGTATTATTGTAGCCAGCTTGATAACCTACTGCCGTTCCACTATTTGCTGTGGTGTTGTTTCTTAATGAGCCCCAACCTATAGCTACATTATACGTCCCTGTAGTATTTAATCGTAAACTAGAGTTACCAAAACCAGCATTATAACTTCCAGTTGTATTTGATAAAAGTGCAGAAACACCAAAAGCATCGTTTTCTGTACCTGTTGTATTTGTACTTAATGCTAAAGCACCTAATACAGTATTGTACTCACCTGTTGTTGCAAAACCAGCTTGATAACCAATAAATGTACTATATCCATTTGTGCCATTGTAAGCATAGCCAGCTTGGTAACCAACAGCGGTATTGTTAGATGCTGTTTGATTTGAAAATAAAGATTGATTACCAATTGCAGTATTGTATGAACCTGTATTGTTTGCTGGGTTAGTATTACCGAGTAATGCTTGCCATCCTAAAGCTGTATTATTTGAACCAGTATAATAATAGTATCCAGTAGCTTGACCAACATAAGTATTTTGTACGCCCGATGTATTGTTATAGCCTGAGTTTTGACCAAGAAATACGTTGTAGCTACCATTATTTGAAAACCCTGATGCTCCACCAAAGAAAGCATTTTGTGTAGCTGAACTATTATTATATCCTGCTTGATAGCCTATGGCTGTATTGTTTGATGCTGTTGTATTTGCTTGAAGTGCCTGTACACCAATTGCCACATTTGAAGTGCCTGACGCATTTCCTGAAGCACCATATAAAGCCGCATCACCAATAGCCACATTAGAACCACCTGTTACATAATAACCAGCGGCGTGTCCTAATCCTGTATTGCTGTTTGCTGTGGTAACAAATCCAAAAACAGCATCACCTACACCTGTGTTATTAGACCCTGTTGTATTTGAACCTAAAGTATCTCTACCAAATGCATTGTTATTATTACCTGTTGTATTAGAATATAACGAAACGCCAAATGCATTATTTCTTGTCCCTGTTGTATTTGACGCTAAAGCATTCCAACCTACAGCAGTCATTCTATCGCCTGTAGTATTTGATTGCATCGCCTGATAACCAATTGCTGTGTTATATACACCTGTGGTATTTAATTTTAATGAAGCCGCACCTAAAGCTGTTATTCCTGCTCCAGTATTTGAATAAGCAGCTTGATAACCATAAGCTGTTAATGCATCACCACTATTAGTTTGTCCATTTCCATAACCAGCTTGATAACCTACAACAGTAACTCCGCCATTACTATAGTTGTTATATCCAGCTTGATAGCCAATATAAACATCACCTTGCGAAACTGAGTTATACCCAGCTTGATAGCCTAAAGCAGAGTTGTAATTTGATGAAGTATTGGAATAAAGTGCTTGGTCACCTACAGCAGTATTTTGAATACCTGAAGTATTTGAAAATAAAGACCTATAACCATAAGCATTATTACTATATCCAGTTGTGTTTGAATATAAAGATTGATAAGCAAAACTATTATTAAATGCATTTGAATAATATGCCGCTTGATATCCCACATGAGTTGAACCACCTAAACCTGTAGTTCCTGAATAACCAGCTTGATAACCTACTGCTGTGTTATATGAAGCAGAAGTATTATTTCCTAAAGAACCACTACCTATTGCGGTATTGCTTGAACCTGTTGTGTTGGAATATAGTGGAGAAAAAGTACCACTATCTAATCCGCCAAAAGCAGTATTGTAAGAACCTGTAGTATTTAAATATAACGTATAAGCACCAACACCTGCATTTGATGAACCTGTTGTATTTGCTCTTAATGCACCATATCCTAATCCTGTATTGTAAGAAGCTGTAGTATTTGATGTTAAAGCATATGCACCAACAGACGTGATAGCTGTGCCAGTAGTATTACTATATCCTGCCTGATAACCTACAGCTGTGTTATTAGAGGCTGTATTAGTAGTATAAAGTGATTGATATCCAACAGCTACGTTATTAGAGCCTGTTTGAATACCTGATAAAGAACCATAACCTATTGCAATATTATAAGAGCCTGTTGCAGAAGTTCCACCATTGGCATAGGCGTTTGAACCTAAAGCTACGTTCGCAGTTCCTGATGTATTGTAATAACCTGCTGACCATCCTATAAATGTGTTGTTTGCACCTGTGTTGGAATAACCTGATTGGTAGCCTACTGCTACATTATTTGAAGCTGTGGTGTTTTGATTAAGAGATTGCAAACCTAATGCAGTATTGTAATTACCACTTGTATTTAATTGCAATGCACCTACACCTAATGCTGAGTTATAACCACCTGATGTATTAGTGAGCAATGCAGATAAACCAATTGCCGTATTGTAATTGCCTGTAACTGCACCACTTAAAGCGTTAATACCTAATACTGTATTTCCTGATATTGAATTTGCACCTAATCCAACAGTAAGACCATGAATAGATGCGTCATTAGTAGAGGATAAAGCCCCTGTAATAGCTAAACCTGTTGTTGAAAATGCTCCTATTGTTGAACCAGCAGGTCTAATATTTATAGCACCACTAGAAGTATCAATATATAAAGTATTAGTAGATACTATATTTCCATAAGACGCATTAGTTAATGATAGAGA